CTTTTATTAAAAACACTTAACAAAAATAGAAACAAAAAATGATAAAGCAAAACATATTCATCGTGGCCTCGACAACATTTCACCACATTGAGATCCAGAGTAGCCATCTCCTTTGCCACTTCCACTTCCAGATCCACTACCCGCAGACCAATTCGCCTCCCTATTTACCTCCGCCACCGCCACCTCCTCCTCCTCCACCATCACCTTTTACAGGTAATGGTAGAGGACCGGTTATCTCAACATTAAGAGCTTCCTTTGTGTCTATTTTCAGATCACCTTTAACATCAAGCGGAACATTCTTTACAACAACATCAAGTTTACCACCCTCTTCCTGAGCAATCGAAAGTGGTAAACCTTTCTTTGTTGTTACTGGAATAGCCGCTTGATCTTCATCCACAAGCACCTTTTCTATCGTAATACGTCCACGAACGTTGACAAGGTCGTCCTCTGAAATACTTACTTTGTAAGGATTAGGCCACCAATCCACTGGAGTAGCTAAGATGCTCACTTGCAATCTAGGCCCAGTAGCTTTACCCCGACTAATCACCGCTTTGTCCACATATATAGCGAACACAACCTCACCTTTTGTCGCCTGAATTCTATCAAACGTATATGAGGCACGTGCTCCCGACATGTAGACGCGGGTATCATAGTTCGGCATATTGCTAGTAAGGGCCCAGTAGCAAGCAACATCATCTGTTGACCAATTAAAAAGATCACAAGTGATCCTCAAATTCATAGCTACAGCTCCGTTTGTTGGAATTGAGATAACACCACCGTCACTAGTCAAAACTTGACTAGCTAACTGAGTGTATCCCACCGGTTGCATGGCATATCCCTGTTGCTTAGGTAATCCCATTAGAGCGCTTTGCTTTCCTCCTTGCTGTTTAGGCACATCGAAAGAAAATGGAAGATAACGAGAAGTAACGGGTGCATGGACTAAAAAGTCAGCACCCGCTCTCATCTCAACCAACACTTCAATCTTCTCTCCAATTATAGAGTTAGCGCAAAGTAATGGTGTTAAAGCTCTAATATATAGGATTCCTGTTATAACATCTCCCGTTCTCCCAGGATCTGGGGGATCTGGATTTACAGGATCCAAGTAAGTATTTATTCTCTTCCACTGCTGAGGAGAAACATAGGGAACAACTATGGAAACTTCCGCATTTGTTCTCAAATCGACCACTGCTTTATAAACATAATCCATTCTATCTTCGTTAACCTTAGTCACAAAAGGATGAAAGGACACCTCTACTCTTCCAGAATGAAAGTCAGTCTTCACAAATCTAAATGTGTAGACCAAACTTCCTGTCCAATAGAGGAAAGGTGATGTTATATAATTCAGTATAGTCGGCTGTTTCCAACTCAGCGTTGGAAGACCATCTTGTTTTATATAATAACAGGCTGGTATAACAGCACTAGGCGATACAGCACACTCCCAGAGTTTAGTACCATAAGTACTACCCTTAGAGTATTCAAACACGCCAATAAACTGGGGGATTCGCTTTAAAAATTCGAACGAAGTCTCATCAATTCTTGTAGAACTTAAATTTGGATAATAATCAACAGCATTACCTGTTGACATTGCCAAAACACAAGAATGATCAATTCCGTCCATATTTGCAAAGCCCTCCTCCGGCCTATTCAAAACGGTACAACCAGGTTTTGCCAGGATTGGCTTGCTCCATCCAAAGATGGAACTCAAACCACCAGCAACTTCGGTCACTCCGTTTATAGTTCTTGTTATACCCGCTACTAGGCGACCTCCCAGGTCTCCTAGTGCGCCTGTCTTCTCACCTTTTGCTTCCATCTCTCGTGCTTTCTGAACCGCATTTGATTGTTGCCTAGGTTTTGGTAATCCTGAAGTAGGATAACCTAACTCTATGTCCTCAAAATGCACCCAGAGAATACACTCAAGACTTTTCGCTTCAGTTGAATTTAGTGGTGAGTAAACTAAAACTCGCATTTCTGCCCAATCGAACTTACCATCAATAAGATCATAAGAATTATATGGGCTGATGAAAGGGATTTTGAGCTCTACCTCTGTCTGCTTGGATATATCCATTTGGACGTGGTTGACGCTCATGGCTTGTCCCACAGTCGAGAACAAGAAGTCTTTTCGGGTCCCTAAGATGGTAGGCATAGGGGCTGCTACCAAAACCAGGCGTCCTGCCTGGAATGGATGCGCATTTATTTCCAATTTCACGACGCAAGTCGCTTTCATGGAAGTAAACCCGTCCAACTTGTTCAAGTATTGATCGGTTAAGATATCGCGCGGTATCATCAAGCCATCTCCCGACGCTGCCAAGAGTAGGTTCTCTGAACGCGAAGCATTGATCGACCAATCGAAACGCGAGATCAACTGCGGACGCCTTAAAAAAGATACGATGGAATGTATCGAGGCGTCTGTGTGTTGTGTTAAACCCATACGAGGATAATTAATTTCTCCCGGATAATGCTCTGCCACTATAGCTTTATCCTGGTCAAAAGTAATTAACTCTTGCTGCTGTTCCACAGTCTGGGTTATCTGTGGTGCCTCCTCATAGTTTTGAGATTGAGGAGATGTTTCATCTTGTTTAATTGTAGCGATCCGGTATTTCGCGACGTAGGTGGATCATCCTAACTATCGCTAGGGAGGTGACCTAGATTTTTAGAGGGCTGCTCCACTGCATCTTGATCATTAAGACTAAATAGCCAACAGTGTCCTAGAGATAGCAATACTAAACTACTTTATAACTCCCTTATTTACGTAATTTAGCAAGTTCACATCTCCAGCTTAGACTCCAAAACTTCTCTTCTTACATCTAACTTATGTCTAAACTCAGTCTCGTGACCCATTCTTGAGAGCAAACTATCAAAAATAGGAAACCACTTATTCCACTTTTCGTCATCATGAAGACTCAACTCTCTGATGGCCCACTCCAAATTAGCGATTGTTTGAATTCTTTCATCTGGACACCTATGCAACCACATAGGCGTCTCCAGAATAACATCTAATTGCAAAGGAGCTAGCCACCTATCAGCTTCCTTCCAATAAGTAAAGCTGCGCTTCAGATAACTAATCTGTGAAATATCCCTAAACTGCTCGGTAGCTACCGCGTCCTTATCTTCCATAGTATAACCTAAACCTATTGTAGAAAATATAGTTGGTAATAAACTCTGATTAAATTTACTTATCTTACTTCTAGGGACAGAAACGATATGATCGTCTCCATTCGCCACGATCCCACACTGTTTCCAGAAGGATCGAGCCATCTTATAACCTACCTTATCATTAGCTATACACCAAGCTGCACTAAAAGCCAAGTTTACGAACACTGAGTTCAAAGTAGCTGTTAAATAATGTCCAGATGGCAAACTATGTGTCCAGCGGTAAACTTCTCGTCCAGTTATATGATAACTGTTGAAAAGACCAACCGCCAGTACACGCATTACCTGAACATCTTCCTCAGTACTTCCTAAAAATTGCTTTGACACAGCTATCAGTACCTCTACACTAGCTTCTAAAAGCCTTTGATGCTGAGAAGCATCAAAGCCTTCGAAATCTCCAGCTATCATACACGACGACTTACGATCTAAGACCTTAACTATTTGGCCCCAATCCTCCGAATAAGGATTAGATCCAACACTAATATGATTAATATTACGCGATTTTTGTAATAAAGCTATAACCCCATTAAAATACATCTTACAAGCTATTAAATAATCTAATGGTCCTGCCGAGAACAACCTAGTTTTATGTGATTTATGTATAGGTTTTCTCTCGTCTTTTAACGTGTCCATAAAATAATGGGGGATAGCTTCATTTCTCTTTGCCTTATCTATTATCATCTTAACTCTACTTAAAACTATTTGAGCAGGTTTAGAAGTCAAATCTATCAATTCCGCATCACCAAAAATTTTCTTACGCGTTTCGAATCCATTCATCTGCACATAAGGATATCCCGGTGAAGTTGTTCTTTTGATAGATTGGACATAATCTGCTCCATCTATTCCTAAAATGGCCTCCTCAGGTGTATAAACTGCTTTCATAGTATTATCTAAATTCACGTCATAAAGACATTCCTTTAACTCTGATATGAAAGCATCACGAACCGAAGAAACCAAATTTTCTGGTAAAACAGTGGGAACATTACCTAATCTACCTATTCTATAAGTCCTTGGGTTAAAAAGTTCACCATTAACCTTACCTTCTCGCAAAAGGCAAGGTCTTGTTTTAGGTTCACAAATCTCCCCATGAACTAACGAAGGACCTATCTTAGATTTTGCGGGTTGGGCTATACTTTTATCTAAACTACCTAACCTTACAAAAACACTATCATCAGGAACCTGACACTGTTGGGTAGGGTAATCCTTAAACTCAGTTTCCTTAACAGCTACTTTGTCTTTATTATCGAAATGACTTAAAATTAATTCTACGTCTTCCTTATATATAGGGGTACTATAACCTAAACCTGCACCATCTATACCTGCTATATGTATACCGCATATTTTACCTGGGGCTAATTGAGGATTTCGTGCAATTAACGGAGCACCACACTCAGTTACCTTCGTGTCCATACTATAACCCCACGCATCTCTTATATACCTAACTACTACATCGTTCTCATCTGTAACAGGTAACTTCTCAATACGCCTCAAGACACTCTTTCCTTCAGTATAGTGAAGCATGATTATCGGTCTTCTACTCTTCTTGTAATCATTCTCCACCAAAACTGGTAATAAAGCATGAGTTCTCTCGACGTATTGCAAAGTCTTAATACTTAAAAAATAGGAAGTTGCGTCTCCGTGGAAAATAGCAGTTGGAATGTTAGCTGCCATCAAGTCCTTTGATTCCTGTGGATCTCTGATATCTTCAGGTGGTGAATCCACTACCTTTAAATTGTCAAATAAATCCACTATACGTATATCAAAGGCCCGTTCCAAAAAGACGCCTTCAAATCTTATACTAGAGTTCTCATTAAAACTAACGAACTGCTTAAAAGCATCTAAATAATGTCTAGGCATAATACATATTTTACCTCGCAGAAAGAACACATGTCCTATCGCTATATTAGAATCTACTTCATACATCTTATACATATTTGATCTTACTATTTTGGCCAGAATTTCGCAAGCGTTCACATCTCTAACTCCTTCCGCTTTTGGTTTTACTCCTTCAAATTTAACTGGTTTAATTGAAGGAGGTACATACGCTTCAAACTTCGGAACGCTAATACGTGCTGGATTGTAACCTTCTGGACGACAAAACTGACTAAAAGTTAACATCTTTTTAGCGGCTGGAGCTGTCATACCTATAAACATCTTAACTAATGCTAAAGCTATCGATATGGTACCTATAAATATTAAACACTTAAACATATAAGGATGTTGTTGTCTCCATTCCGACCACCACAGCTGTATTTCATTTTTGCGCTTTTTCAATCTATCACAAGCTCCTTTTAATTCAGAGATCAATACTAAATATTCATCTCCGTACCAAGCTGCTTGTATATCATGTTTTAACGCAATCATCGAAATCCCAGCTGAGGCCACAGTCTCCGCTGTTCTCTTTGCTAATAATCCTATTACATTACCTACTCCTTGCTGTTGGGGTCTAAAGATATTCTTTACATATTCATCTACCGAGTTAACAAATCCTTTATTCTTAAAATACTTAGTAACTGCTGCATATATTAAATCCTTAAACGACATAAACTCTCCAAATTTCCTAGTCGTCATATCATACATCTGCATCTCATAAACATTAGGATCAAATTTTCCTTCTACTAAAGGATAATTTGGTTTTCTTCCAACTTTTACACAGATATCAAAACGACGTTCTAGAGCATTTGGAAAGTTCAATGATGCGGTCTTAGGAATTTCTAAATTAGATGAAACTATAATTATTTTAGAATTAAATGTAGTATTAGCTTTTTGATCTAAAGACGCCATATGCAACGGATATGGAAAACAATTGGAAGCTCTGATAATTTCAAACAACTCCAAATTAGGATTAGCAGACGAATCTACTAATTGATTAAAATCATCAAAAACTGTTACCAATTGATTATCATATCCATCCCAAAACTCTTGTTCAGGAGATCGCATATATATCATAGACTCCCAATGCTTACTTAAATCTATGTCAGATCCTTCTTTTTGAAAAATAGAATTTAAAATTTCTGCTGCTAAGGGATAAGTTAACGAAGATTTACCAACACCAGAATCTCCTGATATATATATAGTTACGGGAGGATTTCTTACTTTATTACCATTTCTTATGTGAGTAGAAAATTTTTCTAAAATATTACCTAACTTAACTACTATTTTCCAAACATCGTTCTTAAACTTATTATAAATAGGCTGCCGAGTAAATGATAAACCTCTACTATATAAATTCATAATAACAGACCAAGAGGACTCAGTAAAAACCAACTCTCCTGCGTAATACTTACGTACTATATCATCTACCTGTTCTTGCCATTCTTCAATAGCACACGACGTCCTATCTATATTTTCTAATGGATCTAAACCTAAAACTGACTTACGATACCAATTTATAGTTTGCATAACCATATTGGAAACCCAATCTATAGCACTCTCAACTCCTTTATGTATTTTTGGATCTCCTAAATAACCTATTCTACGCATTACTAAATCGGTTTGGTTAGATTTCCATAATTTCACTAAAACACTAGAGGGTGGATTTACAACATATTTTAGAATTAAAGCCGGTAAAAAGGGTATTGAAAGTTCAGCTGAACCACTTTGCTGTTTTGGCAAATCAAATCCATGCTGTAAAGTCAAAAATTTATAAATCATATTCAATAATTTAATTAAAACGTAAACAGATGAAAATAAAGCCATCTTAGCTACAATAGCCGCTGTTGATGCCAACATAAACATAACCATAATTTTCTTTCCGGAATTTATCATAGCATTTTGTAAAGAATTAACAAATTTTTCTTGGCTATCAACGACTATTTCCTTAATACGCTTAAAATTTTCATCTGTAAACTTAACATTATGATTAAGATTAAACATTTGTTGCTTAGGATTAGGAAAACTATCAAATTTCTTAAAATATGCTTCTGCATGTGATACTATACTATCTGGATAGAAGGCACTTCCGCTCTGACACGTGCCTCCTTGCTGACGAGCATGTTTCACATTTTCAAAAGCAAACGGTAATTCTTCTATATTTATCTTATCTAAATAACAACGCTCATAAAGCTGCTTAAGTAAATTCCTACCTCTACCATAAAATCTAGGGGGTTCCTTAATTAAGTTTAAATCAAAATCTCTTAATCTATCATAGCTTAAACTTATAATAACTCTCTCTAAATTTCTATAATAACGTCTATCTCTACGAGTTAATTTAGAGGAATGATAATTGGCCCATAGTAAGGATAATAACCAAGCTAAATAATGTTCTTTAACATACGGACACTCATCTTCATAAAACTGATCTTTCTCACTTAAACGAATCAAAGTGCCACGAAAACAATGATGTGTTTCTGTTAATTGTTTAGCTCGGTAATATTTTTCCATACAATCACAGGGCCATGTTACCATCGAATCAAAATCTACCCAATTTGCTGCCTCTTCAAATCCGAATTCCTTAATTACTGTTTGAATCTTGGGATGACACCAATATACATAATCAATTATTGACTGAAGGTGACCTAAAGGTTGAAATCTTCTATCTCCCTTATTAATACCATAACTCAATAATGAATTATCTATACTATGATAGTTACCTACTGTTTCTTTCCAATCATCCCATTCTTCCAAGAAAGGGTGATTCCTTTTAAACAACACTTCTTCCTTATACTTAACTAATAACTTTTCGATTTTTGTGGTATAAAAAGAGGAAAATACTGGCATGCTTAATAGTCCGATTACTTTACCACTGCTCCGACACAGGATTATTAAAGATGAAGGTTAACTTCGCTAATATTCCAATGATCACCGAACCATTGGACAAACATTTAACATTTCAGAGGTTAGAGCACGAAATACATGTCTTCAGCTACTCTAACATAATTAACTGATAAATGTTTTTAGACTATCTTTAATATATTCAAACTCAAAAGAGGAATCTCAGGTAAAGCGCTTGTCAAGCTTTAAAATCTCTGGTCTTAGAACATTGCCTCAACGGCCCATCCCCATGGCTAGGTTCTGGGAGTATATAAATATACTATCGAGGTTACTCTAAGGTTCCAAACCCTTTTACTTAAACACTAAAACATTTCCATTAATCTGTCGTCATAAAATGAATCTATTCGGCTGAAAATGCCACACGTGGTGGACTCATCCGGGGTCTTGTTACGTCACCCCCGTTAGACGGCAATAATTGCGTATGTTCTCCATACG